GCTGGATGGCGCGGAACTGGTGATCCAGATTGTGAAGGGCGGCGACAGGAACGAAGGGACATTCCAGCTTTCCGTGGACGGAGGGGATTCGTTCACGACCATCCGCACCATCCCCGTGGACGGCCTCCACGAGCTGGCCGATTACGGTGTCAAACTGAGCTTCCCGTCCGGGGACTATGTGGCGGGCACCACCTATACCTGCCGCCTGCTGCCGCCCGCGCCGTCCATCGTGGATGTGTTGGAGGCCCTGGAGGAACCGCTGTCCGTGTATGACGTGGAGTTCGTATATATCGTCGGTCCGTCGGATTCCGTGGACTGGACGGCGGCCCAGGCCAAGGCGGACGACCTCTGGAACAGGCAGAAACCCACCTACTTCAAAATGGAGGCGCGTCTGCCCCAGGACGGGGAGGACCTCTCCGCCTATACCGCCGCTCTGCTGGCGGAAAGGCAGAACGTGGCCTGTCGTTTTGTGACGGTATGCTGCCAGTACGGGGAGATCACGGACACGACAGGTGCGGCCAGGCTGCGCAACGCGGCGGGCTTGCAGGCCGGGCGCGTGATGTCCATCCCGGTGCAGCGTGCCACGGGCCGCTACAAGGACGGCCCCGTGTCGCAGCTTCAGCTCCCAGCAGGCTGGGAAGCTGTGCGCCCTACGCTGGAGGAAGCCGGGTTCCTGACGGCGAAAAAATACACGGGATCGTCCGGAGCCTATTGGGGGGATTCGCGTACGCTGTCGGAGAACACGTCGGATTTCCGCTTTGAAGAGGTGCTGCGGACCACGTTCAAGGCCGTGCGCCTGACCAGGGACGCGGCGCGCAAGAGCCTGTACGACGAAGCGGGCGACCCGCTGCGCCGGGGTAACGACGGCGGGCTGGCCTATCTGAAGGCCTCTCTGGAAAACGCGCTGGACGCCATGGTCGCCGCCGGGGAACTGGCAGGTTATGTGGTGGACATTCCGTCCGGGCAAAATGTGGCGCGGGACGGCGTATCGGTGGAAATCACACTTATCGGCATCCCGATCATCCGGGAGATCCGGCTGTATAACCGCTACACCTACGCGGGTTCGACGTTTGACCCGCGCATCGAGGACTACGCGCTGGCAGGGTAAGGAGG